GAAGAGGAGAGAGATGAATTGAGAGAACTTCATCAGAGAGTTAAACGTAGATGTATTTATTGGATGGATAAGGTAGAGGAAGAACAGGAACAAGGTATAGATAATCCTAGAGGTGATATGATCTTCATCAGGGAAACTAAGGATACAATCAAGGAATATACTAATTTCCTTGAACAATGGGACTTTAAAGAGAAAATAGCTGATAAGATAGATCTAAGAAGTGTTAGTATCAATATAGATATAGAAAACGAAGCTAAAGCGATTCTAGAGGATTTAAAGTAAAATATGGTACAAAGTACTAATAAACATAAGATAGTTGTTCACAGCGTCTATAAATTGCTTGAAGGGGAAGATATGGAACTAGAGAAAGAGTATTCTTACTGGATGTGTATAGCATTCCAGAAGAATTACTTTATTTTAAATGAATTAGAATACTGGGCTAACACGAATAGTATGGGTGCTGACTTTGAAACTATTGAGGATATAGATGAGAGGTATATAGATAGTGAAGAACTTAATATTAATCATTTAAAGAAGTTAAACCGTATTGAAGCTTTGTATTATGTCAATGAAGATGTAGAACATGTCAAACCTGAGAATACTAGAAAGAAGTTTAATTTAGTATAATATTTTGGTGCAGTGAGATTGACTAGAGAAGTTAGTGGGTCAAAGTTTATAAAGAACTGAACCAATATGTACATATGGGTAAGAAAACTCACAGAATACAGATATCGTTAGAGGAAAATGAAATTGCCAGGTTAGAGCAACTAAAGAGTATTTTTAATGTTAGTACATATTCTAAAGTTATCCAAACTTTAATCAAGCATGGTAAGGTATAAATGAAGGTTTTACTATACATAGAAGATATTGAGCAGTATCATAAAGAATTAGTCCAAAGCCTAACATATAAGGAGTTTGCTCAGATAAAGAAACAAAAATGATGAAAGAAGAAATAGGAAAAAGAAGAATAAAATATAATAAGATATTAATAGCTGAAATGGATGCTCTTGAAGCAGATCTATTTAATAATAATAGAGAACATTGGGATAATGTAATAATTGATGGTGAAGTTTTGTACTTAAAAGATATGAATAGAGATTTACTAGATTTACATGCAAGAATATTATATTTTAGACAAATAAAGAAAGACAAATGAAAGAAGAAAAAGCAGTACAAAAAGAGAAGACGGTAATGGTTCCTATTTTTTTATATAAATTCTTTGATGCTGAGAGAGAAAAGTACAAATGGGTTAGAGTTTGTCCTGATAATTTATTTACTAAATTATTCTGGAGATTTATTCGAGTTAAAATAAATCCTCATAAAGTATTGAGAACAAAAGAAGAATTAAGAGAGATTGAAAATGAATATGAAGGATACAATAACCAATTAACTAAAAGTTTTGATAAAATGAGGAAAGAAAAAGAATGAAATTAATAAGTGTAACAAAGGAAGGAGAGAAAGGAGCTAGAGTAATATTAAATACGGAGACAGTACCATTTGTTAATACGGATAGCGTAGAGATAGGTTTAGTATATAAAAACACTGAAATAGTATATCCAGATAAAGCTTTAGGTATAGCGTTCTTTAAAGCTACAGTACTTGCTAATGATGCTACTATAGCACATAATCAAAAGAGTTTAGACCAAATGGCTTGTGATGATTTAGAGAAGATAGCTGGGTTCGTAGAAATTATAGAGAAAGTTAATGCATTAAGCAAAAGAAAGAGTGATGTAATTGAAAGTTTAGTTATTAACTATAATACAATGCGATCTATTAAATTAAAGATTAAATCTGAGACTGCAACCAGAGATCAAAACTTACTGATAGTAGAAGCATTGGAGAAGTTATAAAATGACAATGAAATTAAAACTAGTCAAGGATCCTACATATCCAGCCTGTAAAGTATGTAAATATTATACATACAGTTCGAATCCATATAATCATTTATACGATAAATTGGATAAATCAAATATAGATTATATTCCAATAGATTTTCAAGGTTGGGATTATCAATGTGATAATTGTAGTGCTAAGTATAAAAAAGCGAAATTAAAGAAGAAAAAGGAGAAGTTGTAAAGTGCAGTTATTAATAAAAGCAGTAGGTGTAGAGCAGAGAAGATACTCAAGTATAAAAGATTATAATATGGATGATAAATCATTATACGTAGTGTGGCATAATGGTGATAAAACTTGGATGAATTTACAATATATTGAATATGTAACTGAAGTAAAAAAAGAAAAGAAATAAAATGAAGATACCTAAAGTAGATCTGGAAACTGTAGGCAAACTTATGCTTAAGCTTAAGGATGACCAAGAGAAGTTAAAACAGTTACTTAGATATTACTTTAGTTCAGAAGAAAATATAGAAACATTCAGTAAATTCATATACCCTGAATATATCGTAGGGAAAGTTCAATCATTTCATAGAGAGTTTTATGAGATATTATTCGAGGATAAGAATAGTGCCTTAGCAGCTCCCAGAGGACATGCTAAGAGTACTATCATGGGTTTAGTGTTTATCACTTGGAACATTGTAAACGCTGTAGAGAAGTATATAGTGTACGTATCACAGAACCATGCAAAGACTGTACAGTTTATTGAACCGTTAAGGTTTGAGTTTAAGAATAACGCTAGATTGAGATGGTTATATGGGGATTTAGCACCAACTGGAGCTAAGGATGAAGAAGGTAGAGATCGTGAAGATTGTATAGATGTAAACAAATGTCGTATAGAGGCTGTATCGTTTGAAAAGAATCTAAGGGGATTTAAGTATGGTAACGTTAGACCTACATTGATACTTGGTGATGATATAGAGAGTGATGAAAGGATAACTAACCCAGTTCTAAGGGAGAAAGATCGTAATAAGTTATTCAAGGTAATCATACCAAGTCTAGACATCAATGGGAAGTTTAAGATGGTTGGCACATTACTTCATCACGATAGTTTACTTAAGAATAGAATAAATCAATATAATGGTAAGATATTTAGATCCATTCAATCCGATGGTAGTTTACTATGGTCTGATAGGTTTACCCAACATATCTTAGATAAGATCAAGTTAGATATAGGTAGTGCAGCATTTGAATCAGAGTATCAAAACAATCCTGTAGATAATGCCAGTTCTTTAATTAAGAGAGAATGGATTGAACAATGTTTATATCCAGACCTTAGCGTGGAAGATATAGAATATGATGAATTATATCTAGGTGTCGATTTTGCGTTCAGTGATAGAGTATCTGCCGATAACAGTGCATTTGCAGATATAGGTGTAGTTTATCATAGTAATGGTTCCACCAAAAACTTAATCTTTATGAATGGTGAATGGGGACATGGGTTAAGCCTAAGGAAACACTGGGAGAAGATCCAAAATAAGTTTGAGGCTAACAATCATGACATGGTGTTATTAGAGGAGAATAGTATTAAAGGTAGTGTGGAAGATATAAAGGATCTAAAGATTCCATATAGAATGTTCTGGATGGGTGCAAGGGATGCTCAGAAGGAGTATCAAGCTCAAAGTAAATCAAAGACTATAGGAAAGATTAACGCTATCAATAGGTTAGCTGTTAGTTTCGAGTATAAGAAATGGATCATACCGTATAAAACTCAGAGAGAGAAAGAGATAGCTAACAAATTAATCAGTGAACTAACTAGCTGGGGACTTGTAGATGGTAAGCTGGAAGAGTTTGGAGTTCACCCAGACATGCCTATACCAATGATATTAGTTAACGAACATATAAGAGGATCAGGAGGAGTAGCAAGTTAAAATGGATAATAAAGAAAAGAAAAAGATATTATTACTGGAATCACATAAGATATTCATGAGTGTGCAATTCTTATTACAGGAGGAGAAGGAATGTTTGACTGCATATGGTGAAGGGTTATTAAAGGGATTACTTGACCCAGATACTGAACATAAATTACCTGTAGTGCCTAAAACAGATTATGAGAAATTACTTAAGAAATATAATGAATTAGAAGGAGAGATATCTCGCCTAAAGAACAGACCTCGACCTAAAAAGAAAGGGTTGTTTAATTCTGTAATGAAAACATAAAGCTTTATAAATATGAAAGGTTGATAATCTTTATAAACTAAAAAGATGGCGGGATATGATATAATTTACTCTACAGAGCTTAAAGCCGAAGATAAGACTAAACAAGTACAAGATAATGTTGCAGATCATGCTGAAAGTATGTCGGATAATCCGATATATAAAGTAATTGTTCCTCAATATATGTATAAACCTGCATGGGGATTTCCTAGGTTTCAACCTTTAGGTTTACTTAGATCTCTGGGTAAAAATGTATATGCGAGTTCCATATTTAAAACTATTAAGGATTTAATCATTGACACTCCCTGGGATATCGTTCCTAAGGATGGAGTTGAGATGACCGATGAACTTCAAGAGAAAATAGATAAATATAAGTTATTCTTTAAAAAGCCAAACCCTGACCCTGGTGAGACATACGCTACATTCACCCGAAAGATCTTAGATGATACATTTAAATATGATAGTGGAGTTATTAACAAGATATTTAATCAGTTCGGTGAGATGATTCAGATGCGAGCTGCTGCAGGTGATACATTTAAGAAGAATCCAAACAAACATGGATATCTAGATGAGAGAGAAGATTTGATCTTAATCAAAGGGGAAATGGCAGGTAAAGTACCTACGAATGAATTTATTAATAGTTCAGCATTTCAATTCTATACGAGTTTCATTGACTCAGCTGCATACTTTCAATTCGTTAACAGTGTAGCGTCACAGATCCCTAT